GCGTCCGAGAAAGATAGAAATCAAATCTCACTAAGGACGTTAAAATGAAAAAAGAAATCCTTGCCGCATGTAGCGGTGTTATTTTCGCAGCATCACTTGTTGCTCAACCTATATCTGCAGATGAACAAGACTATGTTGCTAAAGCAGCCGAAGATGGTAAGTTTTGTGCACGTATTGAAGTTCGTGGGCCTGCTGGTCTCACTCATAAAAAAATGAAGTGTCGAACTATCGCTGAATGGGAAGCTGCTGGTTATAAAGTATCTGCAAAGGAGGAGTAAATGAAGTTATTGTGTAGCGAAGAAGCGCAAGCTGTTTATATGCTTGTTACTGCATTATTAGTTGCGCCAGTAATGATTGTATTGACGGTGGTATCATGATTATCAAGATCAGGAACTATACGTTAGCAGCAATTGTTGTAGGTGGTTGTATACTAGGATTTATGGGTCCAATCATGTATCCTGAGTTGATGGTAAACGCTACTTATATGCCGTTAATTTAATATGTAGTATGTAGTGGGAGGATTTAATCCTCCCACGTTTTAATGGAATAATATTATGGAAACTATAGTAGAGAATCTTATCAGTAATGATGTTGTTATTACTAAGAATTTTTTAAATGATTCTGAATGCAGATCTTTAGTTAAAAAAATAGATAGATCTCTTAAAAGATTTGAATGGAATCTTGATACAGAACATTATGCAGTAAATACTGAAAGTAATTTTTTAAAATGTTATGGTGAGTATTTAAACGATGAATTTGAAGTTTGGTGTAATCCTTTCGTTGCTAGAATATTAAATTTTACAGAAAGATTTAGAAAAAAAATACAAGAACAATATAACTATACTTTATATCTAACAGATTTATTTTTTACATTAAACGAATTTAATCAATCCTCTAGTGTACATGCTCATAGAAATAATTCACTAGATCTTGATGCCGCGCATTGGAATTTATCATTTGCTTTTTATCCTTTTGCACCAGAAGACATTCCACAATTTTTTATACTAGAAGAATATGTTGGAGGATTAAGATTCCATAAACAATATACTTTAGAAACCGGGGATCTATTCATATTCCCATCATGGATGCATCATTATACAAGTAGAAATCTTTCACAAAAAACTAAGTATTGTTTAGCTGGAAATTTTATTTCTTTTCCATCTGATATACAAGTAACTCCTGATAATTTTGAAGAATTGTGTAAAGGTTCTTATTTAATTTAATATAAATAATTTTATGATTATGTTTTGAGTGTGGAAACCAAAATGGAGGAAAACATAATATGGAATCAATTTTAGATCTTGCTATGACTTTTTGGCAATGGGTTGTATTTGGTGTGCTCGTGGTTATTGGTTTTATTGCCAGCAAATTTGATGGACAAGGCGAAGATCGTGTAGGATTTTCTTACAAAGAAATGCCTCATATGAAACCCATTCCTATTGAAACCAAAGACAAAGGTTTTTGGAAAGCTATATGGATGTGGCTGATGGGCGTGAGACAGTGGGAAATTTGTGACGACTTTCATTATCAGTTGCGCGGTGAAAAGTATGTAATTCCCAAAGGGTTTCAATTTGACGGTGCATCTGTACCCAAGTTTCTAGCAATGTGGTTATCACCTACGGGTGTTTTATTAATGGGTGGTTTAGTACATGATTATGCCTATAAGTACGCTACGTTGCAGAAAGACAATAAGAAAAGAACAAACATAGGTCATATGACGCAAAAAGAAGCAGATATTATTTTCCGTGATATTTGTATTGAAGTTAATGGTTTTAAATTATTAAATTATCTTGCTTACTGGTCGTTACGACTTGCTGGGTTTGTTGCTTGGAACGGTCATAAGAAAAGGGGAACACACATATGAAATATCTATCAAAAATCATGGGTGAAAGAACTTCATTAGATGGTGTAATGTTGATTGGAATATGCGGTGCTATTATTCTTTTCGGTGGACTGGCAAAAATTGCTGCCTGGGCAGGACTTGGTTGGGGCGTTTGGACTTTACTTAAAACAGAGGACTAAATGTCATACAGTGACAAAGTAATGGATCATTATCGAAATCCTCGTAATGTAGGCAAGTTTGAAGAAGAGGATGAGGACATCGGCACAGGTATGGTTGGAGCGCCTGCCTGTGGCGATGTTATGAAATTACAAATAAAGGTAAATGATGATGGAATTATCGAAGATGCTAGGTTTAAAACCTACGGATGCGGAAGTGCTATCGCATCTTCCTCACTTCTTACCGAATGGGTTAAAGGTCGCAGTCTTGATCAAGCTGGGGATATTAAAAACACAGACATCGCAGAAGAACTCGCCCTCCCTCCAGTCAAAATCCACTGTAGTGTCCTTGCAGAAGATGCGATCAAAGCTGCGATAAATAATTATGTTCAAAAACAAAAGGTGAAATAATGGAAATGGATAAGTTTTTAAAAGCTGCAAAAGAAGGTGCTGTTGTAGTAGAGTTTAATAAAATTGATACTGGAGAATTGAGAGTAATGGAATGTACTCTTAATCCTGTTTTATCAAATCATAATGTTCCAGAAATTTTAGAACAAAGCGCAAATTCAGATCATTTAGTAGTATGGGCTTTAGATAAACAGGCCTGGAGATCTTTTAGAGTTAATACAGTTGTAAATTGGTATCTACCAAAGGAGACAAATAATGGATAGGAAAGCAATATTTGAAACACTTAAAGTTGATGAAGGTGTAGAATACAAAATTTATGCGGACCATCTTGGATATCATACGTTTGGTGTTGGCCATTTGGTCATCCAAGGTGACCCTGAATGGGGTCAACCTTTCGATACACCAGTATCAAAAGAAAGAGTATGGGAATGCTTTGAAAAAGACTTAGACGTTTCTATTTCAGAGTGTCATGTTTTATATGGTGAAGAAAAATTCGAATCTTTTCCAGAAGAAGTTAAACAGGTAGTAGTTAATATGATGTTTAACATGGGTCGACCACGTCTATCTCAGTTTAAAAAAGTTAACGTAGCACTTGAAGCTGGTGATTGGGCAACTGCTGCGGTTGAAGGTCGCGATTCTCGTTGGCACAAACAAGTAACTAATCGTGCTGAACGCTTAATGGTAAGATTGGAAAACGTCTAAATTGTCGTTTAATTTTCTGTTAAAAATATTATCTGATCTTTACGAATAATAAATTCTTTACCTTCTTTTTTTATAGGTAAAAAATTTCTAGTATCATTAACGACGTCAGAAAGACGGTCACCCGTTGGTAAAAAAACTTCGCAATTTAACCAACGGGTTCCATCTGACAATGTAATTGTAGCTTCAACTATATTAAATGTATCCATTTTATAATATTAATAAACCAAATAAAAATCCAATGTTTAAACCAATTGAGCAATAAAGAGCTATTTCCTTTCTATATTCGAAAGGAACATATTCTATTACCTGATATTCTGGTAGATCTACCTTTTCTGTAGGTGTCTCATTACCTTCATATCCTGTGTTAAGATTGACTACATTTTCCATGTTAGTCCTCCTCTTTCACGATATAAGCAACTGCTTCCTTATTTAAATACAGTTCATCTCCTTTTGGTCTTATTACTGTTACAAATTTTTTATCATCATTCAATACATCATCTAGTAACATTTCCTTTAGAATTTCAAGATCACCAACTAATGAATATCCATTATGAAAGGTTATCTTTACCCGCATATTATTGTACTCCTTAATCTGCTAGAGGGTTATCGAGTACATTCTGTATTTTTTTATTAAGGCGGTCTTCCAATGTTTCAATTTGTATTCGAGTATCAGTCTGTAAACTTTCTCGCTTAGTATCGAATCTTTCTGATGCACGATCGATCATATCTTTAACTTTATCTTCCATGTTTCGATTTTGATCTTCAACACGGTCAACGTTTTTTTCCATACGATTAAAGTCATCTCTTAAATCGTTTTTTATACTTCTTGAATAATCTATAGCTTCATCAAGTTTAATTTCGATTTGATCGTTACGTGCAGCGATCTCATCTACATCTATATTCTGGATGATTTCTTTCATATCCATGTAATCTTTATAAAATTCAAAAACTCCCCAAGTTGCTCCACCCAGAGTACTTAATGCAGTGATGAGAACCATCATTTTACCGCCTTTGAAGGTCATACCCCCAAATTCGATTTCTGCCATGTTTTCCTCTATTCGTTTTCGTCGGTAAATTTAAGATTCCTTAAATTAGCGACTTCTTGTTGTAGTCTTTGGATCTCCAATCTTCTTCTTTCAAGTTCAAGTTTATATAAAGTATTACAATTAATTCTTTCTTTTGGTGCGTTTAGTGGGATAGTTATTTTAGCATATACACCCACATCTTTTACTAGTCCATCGGAATCATATTCAGGTGGTGCAACCCCAGCTGACGTACCGTAAAAACTATTGTAAGGTCCATTTTGGTTTAGAATACCAACTACGCCAAACTCTACATTAGTAGTACCACCAATAGCGTTTTGACATTCTAACTGTCCTGCTCTTACCCTATCAGACGCATAACTTTGAGGTGAACCCGGTAAAGCTAAGTTGAGTGAGCTAGACTCTGCATTAGCTTTATAAGATAAACACATCAAAATTATAATAACAAAAATTCTCATATTATTTTATTTTAGAACAAATCCTCGATGCCATAATCGGTTTAGTCGTATTTTCAACGAGTATTTTCGATTTAGAACAAATATAGGTTGCTCTAGATTTATCTTCTTTACGAATATAAACGTCAATTTGTTTTTTCTCTAAGTATTCTATTTTAGTTATTTTCTCTGTTGTAGCAAAAGAAACTTTTTTCCAATTACTATCAAAGACTTCTAATTCATAGAATCTTATATTTTCCCTTTTATTAAATAATTCCATCTGTGTATATAACACGCCCGGCACAAAAGATTGACGTAATTTAGGGTAAGTAGGCAGGAATTCGTGGGCGTATGTTTGCCCACAAATCCCTAGTAATCCTATTAACATTATATAACGCATCATTTAGTAATCCCTTAAATAGCTATACATTCTGCAGTTACGGTAGCTTGATAAGTTCCACCAGGGAAAGCTTTATCGTAACCGTAATCAGCTTCTGATTCTACTCTAAACCACGTAGATCCTGCAATTGATAAGTCTACTTCTGTAACATTGTTGTATTCAATTTTATTATTATCATATTCTGACATACCCGCATCAGATACTTGGTCTACAACTACATCACCAGTCCAGTTAACTACGTCAGTTAACACTGGACTTTCTGAAAACGAATCAGGATGTACAATCCTAGCCATATAAAAATCAGCTTGGATAACATCATATCTTACAACCGGATGTACACCACCAGATGAAGGTGATGTAGTAAGGGTTGAAGGATCTGGGTTTCCATATACTCCTACTGTGTCTTGTGTTACAACACACTTTGACGCTACGCTTCCCGTTACAGGGATTTCTTCGGCATATGCACTCGTACAAAATATTAAGGCCGATAATAATGTAATGCTTTGCTTATACATAAATTATTTCCTTTTGTCTCGTTACTTGGCATATTGTAGATCAACTAACTTTTGATGTAAAAGTTCTTGTGCCATTCCCACTCTCAAACTTCTCGGGTTAGATGGTAATTTAGAATCAACTAGTACAACTGTATCTTCGTAATTACCTCCAACAAGAGTCTTTAAATATGATTGAGGCAATGCATTTAATCCCATCATTGCTTCGTGTAAAAGTACTGCATCAATCGCAAAATCATTTTCCATTGCAATACCTAATAATTGTTCTAAACGTTCTTCTATTTCTTCTACTTTTTCTAATGCTCTTTTACGTGCTTCTTCTTTTTCGTCTTCTTTTTGTTGACGTAAATTTGCTTTACGATCTAATTCGTCTTGAATTATATCATCGTCAAGTGGATCAGTTACTTCTACTTCTGTTAACTCAACAACAAATGGATCAATGTAACCCGGACATTCCGGATTTGTTTGAGGATCAAAGCAAGGATCATATTGATATGTGTAAAATACTTTAGCATCTTCTACACTACCAAATCCTTCTACCTCGATAGATCCTGGTCCCCAGTATGAAATATCAATTAAGTTTACTGGTACAATTTTATTAATAGAATTACCAGGGATGCCAGACCAATCGTCTGTAGATCTAAAAATATATCCCGGTCCTCTAGCATTTTCATTTTGTACATGAACTAACATATCATCTTCTGTATTTTTAACAGTTTTATATTGATATGCTACACTGCTAACCTGTAAACCTGCTTGTTGTGGTAATACATTTTGCATAACCCAGTTATAACCAAATTGTGCTGCATTATTTGTTGTACCATATACTGTATCTAGAGAATCATCAGAGAAGCAAAAGCAGGAGTAAGCTAGCAACCCCAGCGCTGCCCAAGAGCGTCTTAGTACCATCTTGCATTCCTTTTTCTTTTTTGTTTTCTGGTCGTTCATTTTCGTTTAACGTCCAAGCATCCTTAGCTTCTAGCCCTATTAAACCATCATAAGGACAGGGTGTTCCTGCCATCATCATAGCATCAAATACTCTAGTATCTTGACATAGCGTGGATACAGCGGCAACTTTCATACCCATATCATATAATGTTTTAGAAAGTTTAAGTCGTTCGCAATTTTCGTCAGTTACTTGTGTTCCAGTCGAGATACCTAGTATCTGTGTTTGGATTGCACCAGCAACACCAAAAGTACAAAGATCAGAATTGGATGTGTTTATTGTAGGCGTAATTGCACTAGCGGGAGGCGACTTCAATGTAGTAGTCGTATTAGAGTTGGTATTCACCGTACTATCCGTTACCGATTCTGTTCTTATAACATCATCTGGTTGAGTAGTCTCTTCTCCATTTGCAAAACTTACAATAAACAATCCACATAAAAATAATAAAGTTTTCATTCAATTTTCCATTTACGAAGTAATTATATTTATATATGATCAATTTTCTTCATACAAATATTTGAATAATTTTCCACATAATCATATGTTTCTTTATGGTATTTATATCTTTGTCCACTAAAAGAATATTTATAATTGTATAATCCTCGATGCCAACTAGGTGAAACGAATCCACTTTTATCGTTTCTATTAACAACTTCAGGATGTAAATCTTTTTCAAAACATTTTCTTAAAATATATTTATGTGAATGATATAGTTCTGAGTTGACATTTTTATATCTTTTAAATTTAATGTATGATGGTATACTTAACATTTTTTTAACAAAACTTATAGTTAAAAATGGTGTTCTATTTTCTATACTATGCATCCCACACAATTGATCTTGAACCATACAAAAAAATGATGCTGATTTGAAAATGCTTAATAATAAAGCATTATTTACCATATCTGGTCCTTTACACCATGTTGGGAAATATTCCATTTCGTTTTGCATTTCAATCCAATGTTTTTTTAAAATTTTTGAATACCCTAGAGCAGAATTAAAGTTTATTTCCAATTTATTACCTATTCTTCTAAAAAAATCATTGTGTTGTCTATACCCCGTAAATAATTCATCCCCACCTTCTCCACTAATAATTACTTTTCCGCCTAACATTTTACTATATTCAGGTAATAATAATCTACACGCAAGTCTTGCAGGATCTTGCGCAGGAAATAACAAAGATTGACTAGTTTCATCTACTAATCTTTTATAATTTGAAATTGTTATAGCTGGCCAGTGTAACATTTTTCCAAATTTTTCAGCGTTTTTTCTTGCATAATAATAATCTGAAGAATAATTAGTATTTTCTTCAAGTGACTGATTATTATTATTCATTTGTGTTGTTACTGTGATGTAGTAAGGATCTTTGTTTTTTAATATAGAACCTATAGCTCCAGAATCTAATCCTCCAGATAAAGCTATTGAAAAGTTTTTGCTAGTATCACCAACATTATGAACTTGTTCGCTAATAATATCTTTGATATCATACATATCTTTTAAGTTATTTTCTAAAGTAAAATCAAATAAACTACCAGACGAAATTATTCTAGCAGATTTTGTACTAAAAGTTATATATTGTCCAGGACACAACGAAAATACATTATCATATCCAATCTGCTTACCCATCCACGACCCATTCGATTTATAAAAATGATTAATCATTTGTTCATACTTAGTGCTACTTTTTACACGAAATCTTAGTTTTGGATTATGTACTCGTACATCTTCATTTTCAATTATATTAAATGATGGTTTGGGTTTCACGCCAGCGCTTATAATTCCATGTAGTGTAGATGAAAATACTAGTTTTTTTGCTGTGTAGTGGTAAAATAGAGGTTTAACTCCAAAGTGATCTCTTGCTAAAGTAATTTCTTGTTTTTTCTTATCATAAAAGGCAATTGCAAAATGCGCATTTATATTCTTTAAAAAATCTATTCTTCTTTTTTCAAACTGTTCTACTACATAAGGAGTATCAAATCCTGTTACATCATAACATTCTCCATTATAAACCATAATGTTTCCATTATCTGTTACAGCTGGTTGAAGATTAATGCTACTACCAGAGATTGCTAATAAATTGTGTCCTAAACCAACATTATTATCGATGATTATATCTGAACCATCTGGGCCTCTAAATCTATTAGATTGGTTCATAATCTGTAATATTTTTTTTAATTTTCTATTGTTATTAACATCTTGATTTTTTAAATTATCGTAGTTTACATATCCATTAATTGCGCACACAACTAAATCCTTTTAAACTTTTGTTAAAATAAATTCTGCCATGGCACAGAATTTTGTATCTTTTCTATTTCTATATACTTGTTTTAAATGTTCTATTTCAAACCCGTATCCTATATCTTTTAATTTTTGAAATGCTGCCATATGTAAAGGATTTGTTTGATCTATTTCTACTATAATACTTTTAACGGTTTCTGCAATAGCGTTTTCTAAACCATTTATAATATATGGTTCTATTCCATCTACGTCAATTTTTAGATGGGTTGGTGATGGAATACCTAGATCAATTAAAAAATCACCACTAAGAGCAATACATCCTTGTTTTTGTATATGTTGATTTTTAAATTTAGATAATAAAGAAGCAGATGCCGCGCCTGGATTAGGATGTTCTAATCCAATTTCACTTGCTATATTAAAATCTGATAAGCCTATAGGATAAGCAGTAATTCTATCTTGATAATTATTTTTAATAATGTTAGTATGTAAAATTGGATAGTTATAACTAGATGGTTCGAAAGAATATATATTTTTACATGGTGTTTTATGAGCGGCCCATAGACTATATAGACCTACATTGGCACCAATATCCCATAAAACATCATCTTCTTCTAATTGCATAAACCATTTTAATGTCCAAGGTTCTTTAGTAAATAAAGTTCTGGCTCTCCATGGAATATAAGCTTTTGCGTCGTGAAAATATAATTCGCCAGATCCATATTCTTTATTAGAATATTTTATAATGTTATTTTCATAAGTTATCATTTTGTAAGCTCATTGTTAATATACGCGAATTTTTCATAGTATTTTGTCCAATTATAGAATCATTTGTTCTTTTATAAAAAAATGCTCTATTCTTACGCCAGTCTATGTGTTTAAACGATTCTTTTGTTTTTCCATCGTGTAAATCAATTCCTAAACCATCAGTAGAAATATAAATTATAGCATTAAAAAAATTATTAGAAGGCACATTATAGTAAGGAATACCGTCATTAGAATTATAAGATGAGAGTGAGAAAGTAAATGAGGTTACTTTTTTTAATGGACCGGTTTCTATTTCACAATATTTTTCACATAATAAAGGACAGTAGCTATAAAAAAATTCTTCTACTAATTCACTGTTAAGTAATTTATCTCCGGTATATTTAATCTTATTTTTTTTGTCTAAAAGAGAATATGTAACACTAGATGTATTTAAATGCGTACCAACGTTTTTAAATTCAAACTGATCAAAAATACCAAGAAAAGCGTGTGATATAACTCTATCCATTACTAAAAAATCATTAAACACTATATAAAATCCTCAAATTAAATTTAATTGTCAACTAAGATAATATCGAAGAGTGCACCACCACCCATAGAGTTACCGGCATCTGCTCTTACTTCTATATCAGTTTTTTCTGAGAAAACTAAGGGAACGGGATAGTCGTAGTCGAAACTATTAGCAAAGACACCAAACTGCCCTTTGACATTGAACACGGTGGTACCGAAGTCACGAGAGACTAATCTAAAGATAGCATCTTGATTTTTGTCCACAGTACCGTGGAGTTTAATCAGATAACCAGTTTTGCCTGCGGGAATGGTGTAAACTGCCATAAGAGTTTGACCCGCATCTTCTTGAATATATGCAACAGTACCCGTCGTGGTTATTGTAACGTTACCGTCGTTATTTTCTGATACCATTCTTGCACGAAAAACTCGTGAGAATTGTGCCGTTGATGCACCACCACCAATTGTAATTGTTTCACTGACTTCATTGTAGTTTTCATCCAAACCTTGAATGTTGACTTCTTTAGTATCATCGGCCGACGCAGCTGCGTCAGATGTTGCTATTGCAGTACCAACGGTTTGGTATGTATAGTTTGATGCAGCCCCGTCCCATATAGTTTCGAACCCAGTGGTAGCGAGGGTTGAACGATAACCAAATTTATTGATGTGAGAATAACCAGTCACTCCACCGGTGGCAATGGGAATGTTTGAGGCTGAACCCGCAGTGTTGAGAATGTTACCATCTTTATCAGCAATCATTACTGCTTCAAACAGTGTGGTACCGTTTGCTAGGTAACTCTGACTATTTTTATTCCACTGTGCCACGATTTAATCCTTTTTCTTGTTCCCTACCGCATCAGCTGCAAAGAATGCAGAGACTAATACGGCAATAGATGCAAAGTATGTGGGTGCAATGTCTGCAATCAAACTCGCTGCCCCGTCTAATCCAAATAACGATGTCATAAAAATTCCAAATGGATATAACAAAAGACCACCTAGTGAAAACCACGCCATTTTACGAATAGCATCTCGTTGTGCGTCTTGATCTTCTAATTCTTTTCTTTTAAATTCAAGATTCATATGTGCTTCAACTTCTTCCATAGAAATATGGCCATCACCATTTAAATCTGCCGCGGCCAAATTATCGTCTACTGTTTTATCTTTTTTTGCTGCCATTTTGATCCCAACCTATTTACTTTTTGTGTGATTTGCTTTATAATCTACTACATACTTAAAAGGTGTATCAATGGAATTTTATACTAACGTCTCCAAATTTAAAGGCGATTACATTTATGTTCGAGGTTTTGATGAGACCGGTAGGTTTCAACGTAAAGTAAAATATGAACCTACTTTATATCAACCATCCCAACAAAATACCGGTTACTATAATATATATGGACAAAATGTAAAACCTAAATTATATGATTCAATTTCAAAGTGCCACGAAGAACTCAAACTATACGATGGAGTTCGCGGAAAAGAATTTTATGGTCTTACCCGCTGGCCTTATATTTATATATATGATACATACAAGAATTTAAATCCTGATACTTCTAAAATTAATATTGTATTGATTGATATTGAGGTTGCATCTGATGATGGTTTTCCTGAGCCATTACACGCTGATAAAGAAGTAACTGCCATTTCGTTAAGAAGACGGGATCTAAAAATAATTCTTGGTTGCGGAGATTTTGTTACAGATGAAAAAAATACTTACTATATTAAATGCAAAAATGAATATCAACTCTTATGTAAATTCCTTGAAATCTGGAATGAATTGGATGCTGATGTCGTTACGGGATGGAACACTGAGTTTTTTGATATTCCTTATCTTGTACATCGTATCCGCAGAATTGTGGATGAAGACGCAGTAAATAAATTATCGCCGTGGGGAATTATTACAAAGAATACTGTTAGACGTAATTCTAAAGAAGAAATAACATACAACATCGGAGGTGTTTCTTGTTTAGATTATCTAGCTGTATATCGTAAATTTCAATTAGATCCTCGCGAATCTTATAGACTAGACTATATTGCTGAGGTTGAACTTGGCGTTAAGAAAATAGATTACTCAGAGTATGGTAATCTATTTGCGTTGTATAAAGAAAATTTTCAAAAATTCATTGAATATAATATTCGTGATACTGATTTGATTTTTATGCTTGAAGAAAAGCTAGGATTTCTTGAACAAATTTTTGCAATTTCATATGATGCTAAAGTTAATTATATAGATGCCCTCGCTTCAGTATTGATATGGGATGTAATAATACACAACTATTTACTTGATAAAAATGTTGTTATCAATCCAAGATCAATATCTGAAATGAATAGAAGTATTGAAGGTGGATTTGTTAAAGAACCTATTACTGGTATGCATAAGTGGGTAATGTCTTTTGATTTAAATTCTCTTTATCCGCATCTTATTCAGCAATATAATATCTCACCAGATACTCGCGCAAGTTCTAATGCTGAATTATATAATCTTACTCGTAATATATCTGTCGATCATTTACTTGATAAAAAAATTGATACTGAAGTCTTAAAAAAATATGATTATACAATGACTCCAAATGGCCAGTTTTATCGACGTGATGTTCGTGGATTTTTACCAGCTCTGATGAAAGAAATGTATGATGATCGTACAAAATATAAACAAAAAATGATTGAAGCTAAACAGGAATATGAAAAAACACCAACTAAAGAACTAGAAATTGATATTTCTCGATATCATAATCTACAACTTGCTAAAAAGATTCAACTAAATTCTGCATATGGTGCATTAGCTAATCAATACTTTCGTTGGTTTGATTTAGAAAACGCTGAGGCTATTACTAAAGCTGGCCAACTTTCTATTAGATGGATTGAGCGTAAGTTAAATGAATATCTTAATAAGTTATTAAAAACAAATGATAAGGATTATGTATTAGCAGTTGATACTGATTCTGTATATATTGTTTTTGATGAATTAGTAAATCAAGTTTTACCTAATGGTCAAACAAATGAAATTGTAGAATTTCTTGATAGGGTTGCTAAGACAAAAATTGAATCGTATATTGATAAATGCTATGAAGAACTTGCAGATTATATGAATGCAGTCAGCCAAAAAATGTTTATGAAACGAGAAAACATTGCTGATAAAGCTATATGGACTGCTAAAAAACGTTACATCATGAATGTGCATGATTCTGAAGGTGTTAGATATAATGAACCTAAATTAAAAATGATGGGGATTGAAGCTATTAGATCTTCGACTCCTGGTGTATGTCGTGATTATATTAAAAAAACATTAGAACTTATAATGAATGAGTCTGAAACTGTAGTTCAAAAATATATTGCAGATATCAGAAAAGAATTTAATACATTAAAATTTGAACAAATAGCTTTTCCGCGTAGTGTTAATTTTTTAACGTGGAAAGAAACTAGTGATGGCCAAAGATATCCGGATACGTATGCTGATAAAAAGAATATATACAAAAAGGGTACACCAATTCAAGTGAAAGGTGCATTGATATATAATCATTATTTAGATAAATATAATCTCACCAAGAAATATGAATCAATTAACGATGGAGAAAAGATTAAATTTTCTTATTTAAAAAAACCAAATCCTTTACACGATATGGTTATTTCCTGTCCAGATACTTTACCTACAGAATTTAAGCTTGAAGAATATATAGATTATGAAATGCAATTCGTTAAAGGATATTTAGATCCAGTTAATGTTATTTTAAATACTATTGGTTGGAATCACGAAAAGAAAGCAACTCTTGAGGATTTTTTCAATGACTGAACCTATTAATTTAGAACCATTTGATTTTGGTTTTAGTATTGTCAACGAAGAAGAATTACAAACTGTACAACAAGTTAAGCAAGAAATTCAACAAACAACTGATGAAGCAGAATTTTGGAAAGCGCGCGCTGAACATTGGGAACATACATCAAATTTATTGTATGAACATACTATACCGCTATTAAATAATTTAGCTGCAAATGAAGAAAAAGAATACATTTATTGGCCTAACCGTACAGATAAGATTAATGCTTTTAAGTTAAAATTACTTTCTATTTTAGAAAACTAAGGAGGTATAATGCAACCTTCACTACCAATAAGCTTAATGGCTTTGGGTATGGGTATTTTGTTATCTGCAGTTGCTGGTTATTTTTCTGTTATAGGTATTGCTACAATTTTTTCAGGTGCATGGTGGTCTGTCATTATAATGGCAGGTTCTTTAGAGGCATCTAAAATTATAGCAGCTTCTTGGATATATAGAAATTGGATAATCGCACCATTATTAATGCGAATATATATGATTCTAGCTGTTATTGTTTTAGTTATAATAACATCTATGGGTATTTTTGGTTATCTATCTAAAGCACATTTAGATCAAACGATAAACCAAGGTGGAAATAATGATATACAAATTCAGTTACTTGAACGAAGAATTGAATCTGAACAAAGAAATATTAGATCTGCAGAAACCGTA